CTACCTACTTGTTTAACAACTTCTTCTTTTGGTCTAGTAAGTAAATTAAATATTGACCTTTCACTTCTTGTTTCTGATCTATCTTTTCCTTTTTTAGCTAAAGATTTTTCTAAATCTTCAATTAATGATTGTCTATATTTTGCTTCTAACGCTGCACTTACTGTCATTGCTTGTTTAAGTGCAGAAATATTTCTGTTTATTTTCTCAATTTCTAGTCGAACACCTTCAAATCCTGGCTCTAGGATTCTAGGATTTTCAATCGCTGGAACTACCGTAGATGGAGTAATTAAACCCCTATTGTTTGCAATACCTTGAAGAACTTGTTCGTTCTCCATATCAGTATCAGGCGCATCATCTAATTTTCGACTCCGATCACCTAAAAAAGTCAAAGCAGCTTGTTTTCTTCTCTCTGATGTTGTCCTTGACCTCTTTCTCATCGCATCAAGGAGGCGAAGATTCAATCCAATATTGCTGGAGGTCATGCCTCCTCGCATACTCCCTCGATTTTCAAGATCAAAAGTTGATATATTACCTCTACCAAGAAAAATATTACCAAGTCTACCACCAGATAATCTATTAATAAGATCAGGCAATGAGAGAGTTAAATTTGCTAAGGCTGCAAAATTGAGAGCTTTTAATATCCCACCTCCTATTGTAGCAATGCCTAAAGCCATTATCCTAATCCGTTTTGTTGTTGCTGTTTCATTTTTTCAGCCTCTAGATAATTTCTGAGTAAACTAACATAGATATCTCTCTCCCAAGGCATCATGTTTTCTAGTTCTGTCAAACTATATTTATGATACTGCATCAATGAAAACGTCAATTCATAGTATGACTCAGCACTCAAATGAGCCATACTTAGCCGAAAAAACTTGCTAACCCTTCCAATTTAATAGTTGATTTAACTTTTGTATTTGGATTTTCAACTTCAACATCATGCGATAATACAGGCATTGTATCAAAAAACTTTTCAATTTCTTTAAATTGAACAGAATTAAGTTGTTCTACAAAATCAATTAATTCCTTCTTGGTGCAATCCTTCGCTTCCCATGCTTTTTCTTCATCAAAAACCATCTCAATACAAGATGCTATAATATCAAAAGTGTTATCAGCTTGACCTTCAAAATTAAAGTTCTCATCAATAAACTGATCTAATGATGGATACTTCATTCTTAATGTGTATGTGTCATCAATTTTGACATCAGTGTTATGATCCTTGTTTCTTTTAACTTCAATTTCATCAATATAAATTTGAGTATTTACCTTTGTTTCATTGTCATCGGGACAAGTTACAACAAGGTCAATACTTTCTCCTATGGATCTTGCACGAATATTTAAAAACAAATATTCAATATCAAATGTTGGTAGTTCATCTACCTTCACTCCTTTTGTAAGAATACAGTTTTTTAGTATATCCTTTATAGATCTTGAAATTTCTTTTAAAGAGTTACTTTCAATCGCAAGAATTAGAATTTTTTCTTCTTTAACTAAAAAAGGCCTGTAACTTATTTTCTTTCCATTTGATGGTAAAGTTAAATCATAAGAAGGCGTAACAATCTTTGGTAATGGCATAATTATTCACTTCAGTATACTTATTTAGAAGGGGAAGTAGAAGTCTCCATATTTAGAATTTTTTATGTTCTCTCTTACTTTATCTGAATTTCTTCCTAAGTCATAGAATGGTAGTATCGGTGATACACCACCCTCTCCTGTAATAAATTCTTTACCAAGGAAATTAGCAAAGCTATCATAACCATCATTTTCAAAAGTTTTAAATGATTGAGTATAATCAAACATATTGTAATTAGTTGGTTTAACTACAGTCTTATCATCAACAACAGGATTAGGCTCTGGATCATTTCTTTTAAATCCAAGATAATCATTAGTAAATTTACCCATCCAAGGATCAAATGAATCAGAATATCCTTTCCATCCAGATCTAATTTTACCTCTAGTGACATTCTCCATTACATATCTTTCATATCTAAAAGTAACATTTAATTTTAATACAGATCCAGAATCATAATTTACTGGTGTCGATGCGATTGATAAAGGCCATGATCTGATAAAACAATAGTAAACAAAACCAATCCCATATCTGAAGTAATCTTTATTGAACTTAACGACACTCATCGTGCATTTGTAATCCTTTGGATAGTTCAAGGTCATCACTTGATTATCAGCTTTTCCTCCTACTTGTCCATGTAAAGGATTAATCAACTGCATCCAAGCTTCAAAATATCTCAAAACTTTATATTCTCTATCAACCATGAATGTAAAAGTTACATCATCATATATTCTCTTAAATGGCATTCTCTCTGTAATACCCTGCCTATCACCAGAAACCTCTATATCAGCAAATGATGATCCAGGCAATACAGCATCAGAAACTAATAGTCCCAGATCTTCATCTACAAATCTTCTCTCAATGCCTGCATCTGACGCTGCATTATAAACATTTAAATTTGGCTCCATAAAGATTTGATACTTATTATCAAGAGCCACAGTCTGAAATTTTGACCGTATATTATTAATTGTATAGTTTTTTGGTTGTCTTGACATTATCTCTAAATAGATACCAGCTAGTTATCATCTTTTATTTATGAGCTATAGCGGAAGATATAGACCAACCAACCCCAAAAAATATAAAGGAGATCCCAAAAACATCGTTTATAGATCTTTATGGGAACGTAAATTCATGGTTTACTGTGATTCACATGACCATGTGATTGAATGGGGAAGTGAGGAATTTGCAATACCATATCGAGATCCTGTGAGTGGCCGTCGAAGAAGATACTTTCCAGATTTTTACATCAAGTATGTTGATGGATCTAAGAACACCCGCCGTATGGTAATTGAAGTCAAACCAGCGAAACAATGTCGAGAACCTATAACAAATCCACCAAAGAAAACCAAAACGTGGATGAATGAGGTCTATACATGGGGTGTCAATCAAGCTAAGTGGAAAGCTGCAAAGGATTTTTGTGATGACAGATTATGGGAATTTAAAATTTTTACAGAGAAAGAACTAGGTATTAGATGAATATCGCTTCACAAATCATACAAGAGGCAGGAAAACGAAACCGTAGTCGTGACTGGTATCGTAATAAATTGATGACGGCTTTACAGAACTATCAAAGTGCAGAGTATGATGATCCTGGCGAGTTTGGTGAGGTGTCTGGGCCAGTTGAGGTTGGTGAGTTATATTTTTTCAACTATGTTGCAACAAAACCACAAAGATTAAAGTATTATGATCAGTTTCCGATGAGTTATGTCTTAGGTGTGTTTAAAGATGGATTTCTTGGAGCTAATTTGCATTACCTAAATAATAAATTGAGAGAAGGAGTTGCATTAAGCCTTCTAAATAGTGGCGATGGTGCAGTTGTACCCACTCAAACGATACATAGATATTATTTCAGTGGAATACAAGGTAATATTATGAGAGTACCCGAATCGGAGATGGCAGAGGTGTCTTTATTACCTACATCAAAATTTATTAATAATAATGGTAAAGAACTCCCAGCTTATAGAGTATGGAGGAATAGTTAATGGCTGTAATATACAGTGGTAGATTAAGAAATTCTGCTGGTAAAAAATATTACATTTCTCTTGATGACACCTTTGGTAGTTCATCATATAGTGTATTTTCTTTTACAGATAATAAAGATTATGACAATAAAACAGGCACTTTAATGTACACAGAGGAATTATCATTAATAAAATATGGTGCAACTGATTTTTTAACCAATGACAATGCAACATTAATAGATGAATACGGTTCAATAGATTTTATGGATAAAGTAAGATCTGAAGTTAGAAAAGTAATAGTGGGGACATAAAAAATGGTATTACCAGCGTGGTCAGCAGCTGCATTTCTTCTTTTTAATCAACAAGAAAAAGAAAGATTAAAGAATCAAAATTTAAGAAATGATGGAAGTGGCGATAGATTTGATACATTAAATGACGCTGAAAAAATAGAATTACAAAATTTGTTGCGAGAACAAGAATACAATTTTTGGCGAGAAAATACAGAGGATAGTTACACTGAATTTTTAGCTAATGAGGGTGATGTATTCAACAAATATACTAATGCACAATTAGAAGGAGGACAGAATGGAGAAGAATCCTCCAATACCACCAATGACACTAAAACCTCTAAGAACACAGGTTTTAAAGCCAATCCTCTCAGAAAAATAGCGGGTGGTCGTGTTTTACAATATCCAATTGATTTAGATACAGATATACAGGATTATTTTGAGATACAGGTATTTAATTATAGACCAGCAGGAAGTTTACCAAGTATACAGTACAACAATCAAGGAGCAAATCCATCTGGTACAAAGATAACAAATAGCACTGGTGGATATTATTCTGGTTCTAATTTAAGAGGTAATCGACAAAATTTTAGACTACAGAATTTACAATCTACCATACAATTACCTGTTCCTCCATCACTCAAGGATATGAATTCAGTTGATTTTGGTGGCCAATCAATGAGTGGTTTTGCTGCTGCAATTTTTGGCCCAGTGGTTGCAGGATTTTTAGGAGGTCAAAATATTAATACTAGAGGAGTAGATCAAGATAATAATACAATTGATATAGCAGACATAAGGAGACAAGCACAGGGAATTATAACTGGTGGTTTTAATGTTTTAGGAGACGTAAGCGTAAAAGCTCTTGAAGCACTTAAAAGTCCAAGTTTTAGAAGAGTTCAATCATTAAATGCAATTGCACAGGCTGTAGCTGCATTAGGTGTGAACATTGATGTAAATCAGGCAATCACCAGAGTCTCAGGAGCTGTTAGAAATCCAAATTTGGAGTTATTATTCAAAGGCCCTGCATTAAGAAGTTTTAGTTTTACAATTCGACTTACTCCAAGAAGTCCAGAGGAATCAAAACGCATACGTATGATAATTCGTGTTTTAAAACAACATTCAGCTGTTAAAAGAAACTCACAAGTTTTAGACGGAGATAATAATTTTCTAATTGGAACACCAGACGTATTTAAATTAAGATATATCAAAGCAAGAACTCAAAAAGACATTAAAGGTTTAAATAAATTCAAAACATGTGCGTTAAATTCAATATCTGTTGATTATACAGGTGAAGCTGGTCGATTTGCTGCCTATGAAGAAGACAGTCAACCTGTAACAACCGTAATTACACTTCAATTCACGGAATTGACACCAATATACGATGCTGATTATGCAGAATTCCTTTCAGATGATGATGTAGGTCTCTAAATGTCAAATTACTTCCGCCGATTACCAAATCTCGATTATCCATCTCTTTTAAATTCAAGAGAGAGTAATACAGATTACGTTCAAACAAAAAATCTCTTTCGTAGAGTCAAAATCAGAGAAGATCTGTTTTCTAATTTCATGCAATTTGACCGTTATAAGGTTCAAGGTGATGAAAGACCTGATACTGTTTCTGAAAATGTATATGGAAAAAGCACTCTCGATTGGGTAATTCTATTATCAAATAACATCATTGATATTAAGAATGAATGGCCATTGACTCAATTACAACTAAATGAATTTTTAAATGAAAAATATACACCACAAGAATTAGTCAGTATCCATCATTATGAGACACTTGAACTCAGAGATAACAAAAATCAACTGATATTACCCGCTGGAATAACAGTTGATGAGGATTTTAATATGGAATACATGTCAGGTAATCAAATTAGATCAACAAACAGTCTTGTAGATGGAAGACCAATTAAAGCTGTAACTTTCTTTGATCATGAAAATGAACTTAATGACAGAAAAAGAAATATAAACGTCTTAAAACCAGAATTTCTAGGAGTATTCATAAAAGAGTTTGAAAGAATTATGAAATATGAGAAATCTTCACAATATGTCAATCGAAAACTCAAAAAGACCGAAAATCCACGTATAAAATAAAAAATCCCTGGCCATCAATTTTGGCCAGGAATTTTTTTTGCGCTTTTTTAGAAAGCTAAAGCTATTTTTGTGGCTCTACTCTTCAGCGAGTCTTTGGAAATAACTTAATGCATCGTCCTCATCTTCATCGTGTGAAGCAGTGGCCACGGCCACAGGTTCGGGAGCCTTCTGACGAGTATCATTTAAGTCCTCTAATTCACCACGAAAGGTATCTTCCTCAACAACAGTTGCAGGCTTAGACTTATTACCAAGAACATAAGCAAGACGAGTTTTCAAATCATCATAAGATTTAAACTTATCAGATGAGATTAACTCTTGAAGTGAGTACTCTTTCTTCCATATTGCTTCTAATGCTTCGTCATCAGATAGTAATGCACTTGGTGCAGCAAATTCTGAACTATCATAGTTCCAGAACCCAGCGACCTTCTTGATCTTGATCTTAAAGTCAGCACCTTGCCAGAAATCAAAAGGATTGATTGCATTTTCATCCTCAAACTCTGGTTGCATTGCTTCTTGAATCTTATCAAATATTTTTTTACCAAACTTGTATAGGAAAACTTCACCTTCATTTGAAGGATTAGCTGGATCTTTTACAATGTATACGTTTGCGTAATATGATAACTTACGTTTCTGTTTACGAGCTACTTCTTTATCTGAATCAATACCTGAGTTCCATAAACGAGAGTTGTGTTCAGATACTGGATCTTTTGATCCAAGAGTAGTCAAAGAATTCTCCATGTACCAACCGCCAGGGCCTTGAAATGCATGAGAATACATCTTTACCCAAGGAATATCTTCACCTTCTGGTGCTGGTAAAAAACGAATAACAGCATATCCGTTACCTGATTTATCAACTTCTGGTCTCCAGAGACGATCATCTCCACCAGATGTAGTATTCATTTTTTCGACTTCTCTAACCAATTTAGATGTTAGTGAGCCAAGCTTGGATTGTTTTTTTAAGTCTGAAAAAGACAT